CGGTAATACTGTAAAGTGTACTATACCAGTGGGTGCGGGTGATTTATTGAAAGGTGTACGGGTACACGTGGATCTCCCAGCTCTGAGTGCCTATAGAGGATATAATGAATCAATCGGACACGCGATCATTGATCATGTAGATTTAGTTATCGGAGGGCAACTCATACAACGTATCCCTCGCGATTGGTTACAGATATACAGTGAGCATTATATCACACAAACAAAACAAACGGCGTTATCAAAACTGATAGGTAAGTATCCCGAAGAAGACTCTGGTTTTGCGGTTGAAATCGGTGTTAATCCTATAAATGGGTACCTCGGAAATGCGACGACCCCTACAAAGTATATAGTGGATATACCGTTTTATTTCCATAACAACCCAGAATTGGCTATACCTCTATGCGCACTCACGAAACAAGAATGTGAAATTGAAATTAAACTGAGTGAAGTTACAGATTGTATTTACAGCGGTCATCTCGCATTTGACGAGGAATACAATCCAGCGGGAACGACATATACTATCACGGTAGCGGAGGTTAGTGAAGTGAACAAGTATCACATTAACGGGTTTGATAGACCTACGATTCGTATAAAACGAGGAAGTACGTATTTTTTCACGATTTTATCAGGTACAAATACTGCTCACCCTTTCAACATTTCTACGACGAGTGATGGAACACACGGGGGAGGTGCAGTATATGCAGACGCAGGTCTCGTTTTGACGAGCAGTGCGGACGCGGTCCCGTTAATATACTCGTTCACCGTACCGATGGATGCTCCAGACTACTTATATTATTATTGTGGTATCCACTCTGGAATGGGTGGTCAATTCAATATAATCAAACCTACATTAGATAAATCGAGTCTGAAAATTGATGACATATCTGTACACACGGAAATGGTACACTTAGATGAACTCGAACGAATTAAACTTCAATCTAATAAACAAGACTATATCATCACGCAACTTCAACGTAACATGTTCCAAATTCCCGTCGCCGCTACGGACGGACTCGATGAAACGAAGTGTAGACTCAACTTTACAAACCCCGTGAAAGAACTCTATTTCGTGATCATGAAGAAAAGTTCCGCGTCTAGATCGATTCACCCATTCGATTATGACCATCCTAAGCAGGTATACCCTCCCGCAGGCGAACCCGATGTACGATATACAAACTACGAAAACCTCGTAAGTTTAGAAATGACCCTCGATAACGAAGTCATTCTCGATAAAATTACAGGGAATGTCATAAACCTACGCGCCGTGCAGAGTGGCATTCACCATTCAAGAACGCAACTCTTCAGGAGATTTTATTCGTATAGTTTTGCTCTTGAACCTGAACGATGGTATCCGACAGGACAGAAAAATTTCAGTATGATTAAAGATCAGAATATAAGTATGATTTTGAACAATGATATAGTCAATGATAGGGAACTTAGAGTTTACGCACTTAGTACTAATATATTAAGAATCCAAGATGGAACCGGACGAGTTATCTTCCCCAATGGCCAAATCGGCGATTGAAATTATTACACCAGTATTAGAAAGTGCCGTAGTGTTATCCGGACACTACGCCAAGGCATGTGGTCGCGATACCATTCTCGCGAAAGATATGGAATATTGTATGAAATATTGCGCCATGCATACAGTGGGACAGCAAATCGGGACTTATTGCCCCGAATTATATAACAGTGACGATTCAGGGGAGGACGATATATCTATAGATGATGAAATTGACGAATCCATATTTGAGCCTTATTCAGGGGATGATGAAAGGTTTACGAAAATAAATGACGCATATGACGCATGGGATGGGTGGTCCCCATCCAATCCGTCAGAAGAAATGATAAAAAATGCTATCGATAGTAATGGAAACATGCTCCGCACCTGAAGGTTGGACAGACTCTAAATATAAACAGCTCGACTCAGACTCGGATTCAGACTCAGATTCAGATACAGATTCAGATAAACCTGACACTATCAGGGGGTATCAACAAGAGAAATATAAAAAAATATTGTTTGTAGAAGATTTGATACCAGAATAAAAAATATCTGTATATTATAAAATGCCTCTCGACGCCGCCGCTGATACACTTATCGCCATCTCCCGCGAACTCGAGACTCAGTCTCTCAACTCCGTTGTGGCTGGTTTCTCCTTCGCCGCCGCCCTGTCCTGGATGGACCTGGTCCGATGGACTATCCATCAGGTTGTCAAGGTTCAAAAGAACGGTGGTATGAACTACACACTGACAGCTCTTTTCACAACGCTTCTTTCCGTCATCGTCTACATGGTGATCTCGCGCATCTCCAAGCGTGTCGTGAAGCCCAAGTCTCCTACGTACGCGATCACTCGCTAATTCGTCTGGGTTTGGTAAGTATAATAAAAAACATACCAGTGATAACTATTAGAAATATATAGATGAAACCATTCCACCTATTCGGATCTTCAAATTCGGGTATACGCATAGGTGGGGGTAGCGAAACGTCCATTTCGTCCATTTTCACGATAGGCATAACTGATAGTTTATCGCGAGAACATTCAATAGATAGTTTAATGATATGATTAGCGTTCCTGAAATCATACGGTATGAGTTGATTATTACTACTGTAAAAGAACTGAACACGTAACTTTGATATACTAGCTTGTGTCCCTGTATCAAAATTATGCTCAACTACATCATCTTTTCCCGAATAGTTAATCACGTCGCCACACATCAGTATCCTACCAGTATAAAAGGGTGTATCAGAATAAACAGTTTTATTAAATTCTTCAGATCCACTACTGAGCTTTAATATAAGCGCATCTGGTCCTTGTAAATTTATACTTCCTGATGTAATCACCGTACTAATCGACGCAACATTGCTCGGTGGGAAACCTAATATATCATGTGGTGTTGTATACCCGGCTGTAGCATTCGCAAACCCTTTCGTTCCACCATAGAAATCAAATCGAAACTCGTCACTCCCCGCGTCGAATTTGAGTGTATTATCATTGGAATCATATACGACGGTCACAGATTCACCCACTGCGGTCGTGAGTTTCGTTGCGAGTTCTGTTGCCAACGTGGTACCTTTGTAGTTTCCGTTATCTAGTGTAACAGTAGCCACTGTAGTGTCTGTCGTATTTGTTACAGTGAACGTATTGTTACGATCGTTAATTAACAATTGACTCGCATGAATTCGAGCAGAAGCGAGTGAAATTTTTCTGATATCGTAAATTGGATTTTTAAGTTCTATAACGTAATCACCTGGGTCTGGGTATATCGTAGGATCGCGTTCACTACTATCTATATCTAACGTGTATACGCTCATTAAAATATATGGATAATATTTTAATGGGTGTTGTTACTCAATAATTATTTATTTACATTGTTTGCTGAGCTATCGGGTTGTTCTGAAGCTGTTGCTTCGCGAAGCCTAAACTGTGATCCGTGGAACGAGGGTTTATGTTCCCCTTGTATGCGTTAAATTTATAGTACATGTCATTTTTGTATTGTTGTGTCCATCCTCCACTCATGGGACCCGTGCGTCCATCGACACGAGTCGTATCAGCTCGCATCGATGTAGGTAATCCACCCTGATTGAGAGCACCTGCGCGAACATTCATGCGACCAGCGTTACCCATACGGTTCGCTTTACCGCGACGATCATCGGGTCTGAAACCATACTTAGACAATTCTTCGACCGTGTGACTTGTACCAACTGTTCGCGCTTCACCAATCTGAACACCGGGCGACGCGAGATAACCATGCGCGAAAGTCGACACACCAGGTTGCACTTGGTTATTAAATCCATATTGTTCAACGTTACCATCCTTCTTGTTTCGTGTGGGATCTTGTGCGATTTTCATACCGGATACAACTCGTTTAGCACCGGGGAAATTGAGTGTATCATCACGCGCGCCAGTTTGAGAACGATTGGTCAAACGCTTCCCATTTACGTGCTCACCTCGTGTCACGTGCCCGTCAAACCCCTGCGCCCTACCACCAGCAACGGGGCGTCGCTCGGGAAGGAATGAGGTCTTCTCAGGTCGGTTATTTGCTATGTCGCCCATCTTACCGCGACGTCCACCAAACACGTCATGCGCCGGACCACTTCTACCAGGTAGAGTTGTGAGGCGATGCGCTCCTACATTTTCAGGGTTCACACGTACAATCTGCTGGAACCCACCCGCAGCTGCAACTTCCGGTCCGACCGCAATACCGGGACCGACATATTGTTTTTCGATGGGAGAAAGGTTATTCATACGACCATTATCGAACATACGCTCACGCATTTCCAAAACACCTTCTCCACTCGTTCTTGTATTGGGTACGATATCCGCAAAATTATTTGTTTCAATTTTAGACGCCGGAAGATTGTCGAGTCCAATCGGACGAGGGGCAGCTATATTGGGAACTTCTTCCTGAATATAGATAGAAGGTTGAACCCTTTCTGACACAATCTCATACTTTTCAGCTTTCTGGGTACTCAATTTTTTTCCCATGTACGCTAATCCGGCTATAGCTATTATAGAAATAGGATCTGCCATTCTTATTTCTTGTAAATATTTTTATTTAGTGGGATATCTCGTCACAAACATAGCATTTTGTGTATCCGCGCGAGTGCTTTCGGGTTCGTATGCCATCGAAGGTATTGGAAGTTTGCAACTCATATCTTGAAGAGGGAATAAATTTCTTTCATGTGTTTTTGTGAGTATTTTACCAAATCGACTCGTAGACTGGGGGCGCAACTGGTCACTCGTTTCAATATATTGAGCAGGAGCGCCTTTACCCGCCATGTAAGGCGACGTTCCGTAAAGCATCGTGTTGGGTCTTGAAGATCCGTAATTCAATGTACTGGGCTGAGGATAAACAAAAACTTCGTCGGTCGCACATACCGAAGGTCTTGCGGGATTTTCGACTAAATTCATACCCGGTTGGAGTTGGTACGCCATTTATTATTACATGAGAATATTATCTAGACTAAGCCGGCGATAGACCAGAACCCCTCGTCATACCACTCCGTTTATCATCATTAGCATCTAACCCACCGAAAGCTTCCAATTGAACACCACGCGCATCGGGGGTACATAAAGAACCATCTGTCCTACATGTCTGACCATTTTTGTCGCCATATAGCCATTCGGCAAATGCGGTTTGGTCACCCGGAATATTTGTTACCGGACCCGAAACAAATTGTCTGGAATAAGCATTGCGCTGCTGTTCCGGCATGGGGGACCGAGATTTTTGAGCACCGTAAGGAATATTACCCGATAACATTTTATTCACATCGTCTCGTACAGTGTCATAGTTACAAGCAGACGGTCTATCCGGACGCCCATCAAAATCGGACATGAGAACATTTGCCATGGGGTTGTCCTCTGTTGGTAATTGGCACGCGGACTCGTATCCTTCGCTCACTGGCATCGAACGTACATCTCCATCCTTTATCATATTGGATATTTCCATAACATAAAGAACTCCCAATGACATGCCACCTAATATAAATACACGTGTATCTCGTCGTACAAGATATAAGATACACGTAGCATAAATAATAAATCGTGCTGTAGCATTAACACGTTCCTCTGATGTATGTAATTTAGTTGGCCAGAATTCGGTGACCTTATCAGCTCTTACAATTTCTTTTGGGTCAATAAACAATGACGCCATTTATATTATATGGTTTTATTTTTTCAACATACCGCCGAGAAGTCCCTGCATAGATTGCATGAGTTTAGCTTCGTCGAAATCAGTCTCCCCATCTTCACCCTGCATCTTATCCGCACACTGCTTGGCAACATTTTCGATCATACTGAGAGTTTCAGATGGAATGGACGTAATCGTCATACCGAGCATGTAGAGCGTCTGTAGATATTGCCAGATGGCACTACGGGTGCCTTCAGACGCTTTCGGCCAACATGTCTGAAGGTTAATATCTTTTAGGAAATCAATTGTACACGCATTCTCAATAAAAAATGATTCGTCTCTCGAATTGATTTTTTCAACATGGGGTCCCACGTTCGCCATAAAGCCATCGACGATGAGTCGTCCATTGGCACCGCGCATGAGTTCAAATGCGGCCATGTATTTTTTTAACCCCTTTTCTTCTGGAAATGTCGTATGCAATTCCATAAGAAATTGTCCCATCATGTCATTAAATGCAGTGATGGAGGTCATGTTATATATACTATACGAGATTAATCTTTAAGTGAATCAGAATGGGTCGGATGATATAGTTTCGCGCTTACCGAGACCATTCGATATGATAAAATATACTAAAATACCCACGAGTGCTGCGGGTTTTGCGTATGCGCTCGTCGTGAGGGTTCCTTCGTCATTGAGGCGACTTTTTCCATGTATGTACAAAGCAGTTACTCCTGCGGCGATCAACGCCGCGGATGCGGGTTCTCTAAGGTACTCGTCCATATTTAATAACCAAGTTTTTTAGTTCGGGTATCTGCTGCGTCGGAAAATAAGTCTTCAGGTTCCTGTTCCTGTTCCTGTTGGGGTGGGGCCCTGGTACGGATCGTTTTAAATTCATTTTGAAAGGGAGCGGATGGCTCTTCTGCTGGTATTTCAGCCTGAAGAGTATCATCACGAGCATCGTCCATAAGTGTATCAGTGGGGGGTATTTCTTCCCCAAGTTGTTCTTGCTCCATCGGCGGTAATCCCTCTTCTCCCATGGACTCCTGTGGTTCACTTTCGTCATATTCACCGATATCATCCGGTTGGAGGTCTGCGTCTTGACCCTCTATGAACTCGTCATCACCTGCTGACATGTACGTTTGTAGAATCTGTTGAACCGGAATTAATTCTTTCACAGTATTTTCAACGCATAAGTTAAACCTGTCATACAATTTATCATTCCGAGTGTGTTCGGATTGTGTGTCACTGAAGACATACGGATCCTTGTAAAGGTCTTTAGCAGCGTTTTTATAGCACGTGTGAATGAACACTTCATTGGTGGGCAATTTAACAGCCATTTTTTTCGAATTCGCACTCAAACGGACGGCTGAGAGAATTTTAACAG